GCATCTAAACCCTCTGCTTCAAAAGCTTCCTTGACTTGTTGAGCAATAATACCAGAGTGTGTTCTAGCTTTGTCTGCCTTTTTTGTAACTTTATCTTTCCATCTATAAGTTTTAAATAAAGTTGATAGACGCTTACCTACAGCTAGTTCTGCTGTGGTCATAGATGCTATGTCTTGTTTTTCGTTTTTATCTGATGTTTGAATTGTACCATTAGTTGCAAATACATCATCAAAACGAACACTTGACGCTCCTACATCCTTTGTGTTGTCAGAATGCTGTCCAGTGTTGTCTGTTGGAATAACTGCAGTGCCTGCACCCATTGCAATACCTGCACCACCACTTGCAGGATTAGCAATAAATGGATAATCACTAGTGTTAACTCCAATACTACCTATAGAAGAGCCATCTTTGCGTAACTCAACAATACTACCATTATTTGTTTGTCTATTAAAAAAAGCAACACTAGCTCCACTTCTTGCAACAGATAATGTGGTAGGTGCAATTTGAATACCCTCTACACTACTTGAGGATGCAACACCAACAGAAGTTGTACCCACCAATAAATTACCAGAGCTATCTATTGTTACTTTATTACTACCACTAATATAAAAATTATGTTCACTTGCATCTAAACGAAATTTTTTGTAAGCACTTTCAACCCTGTCGTAATTTGTAATTCTGTTTTCGCCTGTTGCTATTTCTGGTTGAATTTCAATTCCAGTACCAGTGCTACTATCAACAATTGATAAATCAGCAATAGGACTACTTGTGCCAATACCAACATTACCCATAAAGTAGCCACCACCAGTAGTGTTTATTTCAGCTTTAACACTGGTGCTATCTTCCATTTTTAAGAAGAAACGATTGGTTACGTTTGGTGTGTTGTTTGGAAAATTTATTAGAACGCCTTGAGGTATACTAGTTGCTGTATTTACAAACTCGGCAACAAGACCACCAGAGTTGTTTGATTCAACGTCTAAAGCATAGGTAGGACTAGTTGTGCCAATACCTACTTTACCAGATGTATCAATTGTTACTCTCGTAGATGAGCCAGTAAAACTTGTAGAACTATCACCACCAGTCGTAAACAATAATTTACCACTGTCCATAATAATTTTTCCAGAACCACTGCCATCTATTAACCCTATATTACAGAATTGGTCAGAGGATTGTGCATAAATTGCATTATTGTCTGAACCTATATCAATATGAAGGGGAACTGTAGGACTAGTTGTGCCAATACCTACTTTACCACCTTCCGACATATCTATAGTCATTGCAGTTATTTCAGAACCACCATCATTACCTCTAAATATCAAGTCCTTATCTTGTGCGATTGATTTAATTACAAAATCTGTTGAAACATTACTAAATTTAGCAAAAGTAACACCTGCATCATTAAAGAAAATATCACCACCATCAGCATCAAGTATGATGTCTCCTGCCACATCTATTGTAAGATTACCACTAGATAAATCTATCTCTGTGCCATCAATAGTGATATTATCAATATCTATACCAAAATCAGCAGTAATTTTACTACTTTGTAGATTAGCAATGTCTCTGGCTCTACTCATTTACCAAGGCTTTCCACTACCCTGTGTGGGTGCTTTACTTAATGCAATCTGGTTGGCTACATTATCCTCACAAGCCTTAATTTCGTCACTTCCAATTATAGCTTTTGCCCATGTCACACAGTTCTCATGTGTTACCTTTGAGTACTCAATAAAATCTCCACTTGGTTCAGGTATACCTATTGACCCATAAACTCTACCAGAGTGATCACCATCTTGATCTTTGCACTCCCAATGAAGAGTGGTTATCTGATTATCACCTTTTGACCCTTTGATGTCATACTCTGTATTTACAATTGTCCATTTTGCTGCCATTTTATTCTCCTTTTAACTTTGCAACTTCAATTTCTAGTGTTTCTATTTTTGCATTTGCTTCTTGCAATGCTTTAATTATAGGTGCAATTAATTCAGTGTACCTAAGACCATAACGATAATGACTACCATCTTTGTCTTCACTAATATCATCTTTAATAAAACCTGCAAAATCGGTACTTGATTTACTTATGTCAGATAATACAGTTTCAACATCTTGAGCAATTAATCCATAGTGCGTTCTAGTTTTATTATTAAATTTATAACTTTTTGGAGAAAGTCTTTTTATAAAATCTAAACCTAAATCACTGTCTACTATAGTATTTTTTTCGTTTTTATCTGATGTTTGAATTGTGCCGTTGGTTGCGTGAATGTCATCAAAGCGGTTTCCAGATGTACCAACATCCTTCGTGCCATCAGTGCTATTTCCTGTTTCGTCGGTGGGAAAAAAGGCGTTACCTGTTCCAGTAATTCCAAATCCACTACTTCTAGGATCAAGTATAATAGTAGTTACTAAACTTGCCCGTGAATTAATACTTCCCACAGTAGTTCCGTCTTTTTGAAAAGATAGAATAGTGCCATTTGAGCTGAGTCTATTAAATGAATGCACTACATCACCATCTCTAACTCCTTCTATTTTACCATTGCTATAAAGTGTTGTACCTGCTGTAGAGCTTGAATTACTAGTCTTACCAACAATTACTCTTTGGCTATCATCCACTCTAAAAGCTTCAGCAACAGACCCTCCTGATTGTCTTGTTTGAAATGCTAGTGTAGTTGCATGAGTACTAGCAGAAGTCTTTATAGCTGTGATACACGCTTGAGCATTTGAAGAACCATTATCATTCGTAACTTGCAGTCTAATACTGCTATATTGATTGGCAGTACCAGAATTATTCTTTTTAAAAAAATGTCCTGTGCCATTAGGAAAACCTGTTGTGCTATAAGTTTCATTATCATTTCTTTGCACAGTTAAATTAAAAGTAGGACTGTTCGTGCCAATACCAACTCTGTCATTACCTGCATCCACAAATAGCATATTTTCACTGCCACTACTCTCAACACGAAAGTCAATATTTGCACCATCTTCATTGATGGTTGCTCTATTTGAATGTAAATCTAAAATTCTTGAAAGGGTTTCAGTGTTTTCCCCTGCTGTAAAAAACTGCAATGAAGTAAATCCACCAACCCCACCATATAAGGCAGTAATTTTTGCTCTAATACCATCAGCATTTGTAGAACTATCTGATCCTTCAAACTGAATCTCTGAAATAGTTTGATCCACACTCGCTGTTGGATCAGTGTTTGTAATTCGTATTGTTGGAGAAACAGAATCGGAAATGTGCAAAAGAGTATCTGGGCTACTTTCTCCAATACCAACTCTTCCATTACTATCTATCCTCATGCGTTCTGTTGTAGAAGTTGTTCCTGTGCCAAATGTCAAAGCACCTGCACCTATGGCACTCGTACAAATACCTTTAATATCAGCGTTAACACCTGCACCACTAGAGTCATTATGATAGAACTGAATTTCACCTGTAACATCTCCATTTGCTACACCACTTTGACCCATCTCAAGTCTAATCTTACCACCCGGATTATTTGCACTTACATGTAGAAGTTGTTGTGGAGAAGTTGTGCCAATTCCTAAATTACCAGAGCTATCTAACCTCATTTTTTCACTGTTATTAGTTACAAACATTAAAGGATGATTTGTTGCTCCTTGTATAGCTGGCCCAGTGCTATTGTAATTTGATCTTAGATAAAGTTGTGTAGTGCCTGAATTTTCCGTAATATAAGCATAACCACTAAGAGTAGCACCAAAAGATGCTGTTTCTAGTTTGTTGTTACCATTATGAAAAAGCTTAACTGCACCTCCATCGTTTCCAACAATTATATTAGCAGAATTTGCAACATTATTAACATTAAAGTTTCCTGCATTAATCTGTAAATTACCAGTTCCTCCATCTTTAATTATGCTATGACTTCCACTGTGATAAATTTCTAAGTCACCACCTGCACCAAAAATAGCTTTAGCATTATCTCCAAACTCTAGGGCATTATCAGACTTATCCCAAACAACATTGTAGTTTGCACCAGTAAAAGTTACATCACCACCAAAAGTAGCTGATTGATCTGATCCAAGTGTCAAAGCAGTAGCAATGCTGCCAGCTTCAGGTTTGGTGCTAAAGACAATCGTACCACCACTATCATCACCAGCATTACTGTCAGAGGTAACAGATTTAGTCTGGATTCTAGCAACCATTTTACCATCAGCATCTGTGCCATCATCATCAGCATTTGCTACATTAGCGAAACGTATATCACCAATTCTTTCATCATTTGCATTAGATGTTGCGGAAAGAACTAAAGTACCAGCATCTGTACCACCGCCAATTCCACTATTACCTATTTCCAAAAAGGTACTTTGAGTATCTAATGTAAATGTATTACCGTTTGTCGTGCCTATAGCAACAGCATTTGTAGCTACTGTACCTAAAATACCATAAGCGTCGTGATATATGAAAGAAGCACCATCTTTGGTAGCTGTAAAAAAGTTTTCTCCGCTTGAATGTTTTAGAGCAATATTAGAACCTGTTGTAACAAAGTTACCACTTGCAGATGTTACATCACTACCAATAGTAGCACTTCCACTTACATCTAAATTACCATTTACGTCAATTGTCGTAGCATTAATCTCAATTTCTGTATCTGAAACTAAATCTAAAACACCATCAGCAGATTGATGAATATATGTGCCGCTATCACCAAATTGTAGTTTATTAGTACTTGTTGTATTTATTGTACCAGAAAAAGTAGCATCAGCACCAGAAAATGATAAAGCTGTCGTATCTGAAGCCCCTGATTTTATTTGTAACTCGCCACTGTTGTTACGAAGCTGACCAAAATTTGTATTATTTTCTTTTAAAGCAATTATGCCACCAGATGTAGAGCCATCATAGTGCGTATTCAATAAAATATTACTATCTGCATTTAATGAAAAATTACCAGCGGATTTAGTTATAGCATCATTATGAATGTTAAAATCATCAACATCAATACCAGCATCTGCTACAATTTTACCATTAAATGTTGCTTGCCCAGCATCAGCACCAGAAATAGTTAAGAAAGTGGTATCAACAGAACCATCTGTACCTTTAAAAATAATATTACTATTATTAGCTTGAGCATCTATTGTAATATTACCTGATGTAGTTGTAATTGTTACTGCTGCATCACCAGCTGTAATGTTATCAGCAGCAACAGCACTTGCAGCAGCGGAAATATAACTATTTAATTGACTTGCATTAATATATTTTGTTGTACCATTATCATCAATTAAAAGCTTGTCAGCATCAACTATAGTGATACTTGTTCCATCTGTTGCACCATCAATCTGAATAGCAGCACCAGATACTTTGTCAGCTGTTGTAATTGTGTTAAGATTACTATCTGCAATCCCACCTGTTACAGTTAATGCGCCTGTAACATTTACAGCCCCACCAAAAGTAGCAACACCACTTCCATCGAATTTTAAATCATCTCGACTATCATTGATATTTCTTAATCGGAAAACACTAGTTGCATCAATACCAAGATCAAATCTATCTCCACCTGATGTGCTTTCAAATCTCACATCTGGTTGTGGCCCAGATGTAAGTTGAATTTCACTTGTTACAACATGACTTGAAACAGTTAATGCACCTGTAAGTGTAGCTCCTGTGTCTGATGTTTCAAATTTATTGCTGTTGTTGTAATGAAGAATTGAAGAGCCACCAGAATTAAACCTAGCATTTGTTGCATTTCCAGCATTACCTATCTCAACTTGTGTATCTGACAAAATATAGAGCCTACCAGAACCCCTTTCATCAATATAAGAATTATCACTTTCGTGATAAATTCTTAGATCACTACCACTTCCAATTAATATTTTTGCATTATCTGGAAATAAAATATCATCTGTGCCTGTTGGAATAGTAAAAACTGTTACATCAACATCATTTTTAAATGTAATATCAGAAACAGCCCCTTGACCTGTTAAAATCAAACCTTCATCACTTGTATAACCAATTGCAGCATTATCTCCAGAGGATGTATCTCCAGTTGGCTCAATAGTTGATCCAGTGATAACACCAGAAGCAGTTATGTTGGTGTAAGCTCCATTATTAAGAATTATAGTATATTTTGAGCTATTTGCGTTACTTGTTAATGGTTCTGAACCACTACTTGTGTGAGCCGTATTTACAATAAACAAATTATTAGTTGATGTATCTCTTACAATATCACGCTCTTGATAAACAGTGCTAGCAGCCCAATCTCCTTTAGCCGTACCTACCTCTTGTGTAGCAATGGGTGTACCTGTGCTGTCAAACGATAATAATTTGTTTGCCCTAGCTGTGGTATCTTCTTCAATATCGACATAAGTAGAACTTATTTGAGATCCAGAACTATCTAATAAATTAGAACGACTAAATTTTAAAGATCTGTCAACAGCTTCTTGTACATCTTGAACCATAAAGGTCAATTTATCTAAGCTTTCTTCAAAACTTTCTGCTGGAAAAGGATCATTAGCAACAAGGTCTAAACCTTGTGTTTGTGGCTGCTCTCTTCTTAAAATAACCTTTTCACCATTTGCAGGGCGAAAATCAGTTGTGCTGTAATGAGCATCGCTTGAGGTGCCAGTATTAAACTTAAATAGAACATTGCCCCCATTGGCATTTCCCACAGAGCTATCAGCAATAATATATTCACTGTTTAATGTTTTGACCGTTTCAACGCCAGCCGCACTTCTTACAATGACTTTAAGATCGCTTGCTGCAAAAATCTTAAAAGTGAAAGCAAAACTATGGTCTGTACCATTGGCACTGAGTATCACAGAGTTTGTTGATGATGAAACTGTCATGCTATCTTCCTATTATATTTTCAAATTGAGGTGCGCGATCTGGTGACATTTTACCTCTTTTCCACCAAAAAGATTGATCGTATTCTTTCTTACGTTTTTTCATATATCTGTTCATTTTCTTTTGAGCATCAGGGTCTGTAAGTTTTTTCATTTGGTCTAAAACCATTCGCTCCAATGCAAGCCTTGTGTACCAAAGAGAACTGCCAGGCGAATATTTAGAAAACATATCAACAAGCTCAGAAGCAAATTTAGTATCTTCTCTCTTAAAAAGCTGTTGAATGTTTCCAAGCGTTAGCCGAAAAGTATCTTCTCCAAAGCCATAAATAGGGCCTAATAATGTTGACATGCCGCCTCTGCCATATCTATTCATGTCTGAAAATAAAAAATCTCCAAAGATTCCCCATCCTCCACCTTGAGCCATAGCTGCAATAATAAATTTTTCATTAATAGGTCTAGGATCGCGACCTCTAGCTACATCTTTCATTTGCAAGGCAACACCACCCAAAATAGTAGAAGCCACAATAAAGTTTGCAAAATAAGCACCTTTGTTCATAAAGCCAGCTTGCGAAATCATACGCATAATATGCGTATTAATAACGGTTACGCCAAAATTCTTATACATAAGAACAGATCTTGCTAACTCACCTGGTATCGTTCCTGGCCTTGTGTTTGCAGCAAAAAATGTACGACCCTTGAGCGATGAGCTAGGAACAGCAAAGTTTGTTTCAGTATTAATCATGCCTAATACACGATTTACTAATTGATCTTTTTGTCTTGCAGATAAATCTGTTCTTTGTCTTAAATTTTCTATGCTAAAAAAATCAGCTTTACTGTCAGGCTCAATATATTTTTTAGTAACTCTAATGGTATCCCATAATTGACTATCAAACCCATAAGCATCTAATGTTTTACGAAACGGCTCGTCTAACTGGTCAAATGTTTTGCCAGCACTATCTGCCATAAATCCAAGAAATTCCTGACCAAAAGCCCATCTATTTGCTTGTGTCCAGGGAGATAGTAAAGATGTTTTCATCACAATATCTGAAATACGCTTTGTTAGCTCTGGCCCTGTAAACTCACCAACCATTCTCATTTGATGACTTGCCAATGCTGTCCAGCCTTCAGATATAAGACCTAAACGTACAGCTACCTTACCCCTATCTATACCTTTTTGACCAACGGCCATTAAGCGTACAACATCTCTTAATGTATTCCATTGAGATAAACCGATATGCGCTCTTGTAACTCTTGAACTATTAAGATCTGTTATAGCTGATATAAACGCACCACCTAATTGTGCAGACGTTAATAAATTTCTTAAACCAGCGAACCAATTACCCATAACAGAATTAACAGGGTTGTTAGCATCGCCAGTAATATATTCGTAATAATCACTAACACGCTGAATTGCCTTTTTTGATTTTTGATCTAATTTTTGAAACTCACCTTTTTTAGTTTTAGATAGTTGCGTATTTTTTTCTAAGGTTTGCTGTATATACTTAACAGTGGCATTAGGATTTGGGCCTAATCTTTCCATTATAGCAATGTCTTTAGACATGCTCGTAATGTGACCTAAAATAATATCAAATGGATTACCTTCTCCATATTTTTCATTATAATCTAAAAAATCATTAGCATTGTTAAAAGCTAAAAAGCGATGGTCGGCCCTTCTATTTGCAATAGATTTTGCAAATCCGCTTTGACCAGGATTAACTTGATTCATACCATTTGTACTAATACTTTCATAAACTGCTTCTAAAGCTTCATACAGTGCCTGTTTATCATTGCCAAAAGCCTCGTTTGTTTTATTGTTAATCATTTTATGAGGATCAAGTTTTGGCGCAATAAATTCATACCAATCTTTAAAATCTACATTTCTTACAGCTAAAGTGTTGTGCGTTACTGGAAAATAATTATCTATTTTGCCAATTGTGCCACCAGCGCGATTATATCGCTTACGTAAATCTTCAAAAACTTTAGTAACTGCATCTGCAAATTTTGCTGTTTCTTTTGTACCAGCAGCATTATCTCCTAATATTCTACGAACAACATCATCTAACTCTTCTTTGTTTCTAACCCTTGTAAGAATATCGCGCTTAAACTCACCTAAAAAACCATCTAAACGTCTTAAAGCATCTTGCTCTACTGTCATTGTCATTGTGTGCAAATCAGTAAATTTAGAAGCTTGATCATATGTAAAGATAGCTTTAGCCCCCTCATAAATATCTTTTTCGCCTTTTATTAATGTGCGAAAACTATTCATGTCTTTTTTAATTTGCGACCAAGCAGAATATTGTAATAATTTACGGTATTGCCTTAGTCTTTTCTCATACGCTTTTTGTTTAGCTGTTTTTTCTGCGGCTTTAGCAGAAGCGCGTGCAGGGTTCATTGTTTGCACAAACTCATCATAATACTGATCATATTTAGATAATAGATCATCTCTGTACTGTATGCGCTGTTGCTCTGTAACACCCTCTGTTTCCTTAGAAAGATTATCTGTTACACATTTTTTATAACTCATCTAGCACACTCACTTACTATCTTTTCTAAAATGTCATCAGTTTCTTTTTCTTTTTTTATTGTGCTAAGAGAAACCTCTCTAGTAACTTCCGTTCCATCTTCTAATGTTTCTGTAAGCGGAAAAATTTCATCTGGATTTTCTTGGTTTTCTAAAACTTCTCTCTCTAAATCAGGATATTCTTTTTCAATGCCTTCACTAACATCATCAAAAGCTTCTGAACTATCAGCATCGTCAGTAAATTTATTTCCTGTTGCCTGACTAGACGGTACTATTTCATTTTCACGCACAACTTGTTTGGTTTTAGAAGTAGCTTGCTGTCTTAAAAGAGCTACATCTAAAAAAGTATCATCATCAGAAATACCTAATTCCTTCATGTTTTTAGTGCCGTCAGGATTAAAAGGATTATATTCCCCCCATTCTTTTTCAGACATAGTTAAAACTTTTGGATTATTTTTAACAATTTTGTTAACTTTTTCGCTTGTTAAAGGTTTAACAGGCGTTGGCTTTGCTGTTTCAAGCTCAATATTTTTTATTTGCTGTGTTCTACGACCTAACTCACTTTTTATCCAAGGAAATAACTTAGCTTCTTCAATAACATTAAGAGCTTCTTCTACTTTAATATTAGTCAAATCTGATGCTAATAATTCTTCTGGCGTTGCTTCTGCACGATTAATTTCTGTTTTAGCCCAAGGAAAAATATCAGCTGATTGTTTTTGAGCTATAGCTTTTTCTATTTGCTGAATAACATCTTTTGAAACAATTTCATTTAGGCTTTCAATCTCTTTACGAGCTTTTCCCTTTGGCAAAGTTTCAGCAAGTGTTTTTATTTTACCTTGTAACTTTTTTATATTTTCAAGCTTTACCTCATCAGCAACAATATTTTTTGGCCTATTAGGAACATTACTTGGCCTAAATTCAAATTGTGCGTTTAGTGCTTCTTTTTCTTTAGCTATGTTTTCTGCCCTTGCTTCATTAGCTTTAGCAGTTTTTTCTCTTACATCTTTGTAAATATTATTGTTTTCTTCTTGTGCTTTTTGTGCTTGTAGTTGTACTTCTTGCTGATCTCTAACAGCGTTTCTTTTTAACAAACCACCTTTTCTAAATGCTTCATAGCCTGATGTCATTTGTTTAGCTGTTAAAGTAATAGCCTTACCACCAACATAAAAAAGGCCTGGAATAGCTGCACCGCCAACACCAGCTGCTGCTATTGCTGTTAACATATCGCCTAACGATATTTCTAATCCTAATGATTCATGCCAATCTTTAACGTCTTGCTGAATTACAGCTTCTGAACCTGCACCAATAACTGCTTCTGTAAGCATAACTGTGCTTAATCTTGCAATTCCTAATGTGCCTATACCAGCTAATAACGAACCTTGAACAATAGGGTCGCCAACGGCACCTCCAACAGAACCGCTAAACCTTGCAATCATTTTAGATAAACCAGGAGATAAAGTTTCTATATCTTCTGCTTCTTCTTTAATAGACAATACATGTGCTTTTACTTCTTCAGCTAAACTTTCTTTTGTAAGCTTTTGATATTCTGGATATATATCTGGATATTGTTGTATAAAATCAAGCATGATATTTAAGCTATTGCTAAACTTAGCTTCGCTATCATTTCCGTAAATTTCATCAATAGACGAATAACCCACCATTGCTAAACCAGGATTAACAATCTGTTTTTTATAAGATATGCCAGGCTCAGTTAAAGTTTTTTTAATGTCTATATCCGACCATCTTGAAGCTGCTGATGCATCAGGATTATCAGGAATATCTAAATTGTTTTCTTTAGCTCGTTTATTAATAGTTGCGACAATAGGATCTAATACTTCTGTATAGGCATTCCCAGCGGCATCACTTGCATTTAAAACATCAAAAAGTTTTTTTGACATACTATAATTATCAACAAATGAATATGCACCTCTTGCTGTTTTAGGCGCAAATTTGTAAATAGAAGTATCTGTTTTGCCTGTAAAAACTACCATGTTAATTACCTGTAAAAGACGGCAATTCAAATTGTTGCTGTTGATTTCTTAAATCAAAATCTTCAAGACCTTCAATTGGCTGCTCTTGAATAACTGACAAATTATTTTCTGGATTTTCTGTATATTTAATACCTAAATTTATAGTATTAAAATCAAATACAGCATGAACATCTGTTTCAACTTTATCACGAAATAATGAAACAAGCGTTAATTGACCGTCTTGCTCTCTTTTAAAAGCAACATATAAATTACTGCCCTCACTTGCTGAAATAGGTTTAAATTCAAAATCACCACCACCTCTAATATCTCTAAGTGTGTTTGGATCAACTGTTAGACCCATGCTTTCATCACTATTAATAATGTCGCCATTATTTAAATTAGATATAAAATGCTCGACATCATCCGCTGTAAAAGCATCAGGCACTAACATTAAGCTGTTGTTAATTTCCTGTATGCCACCATATTGATTGCTATCTGGCCCTAAAGATATTCCTAAAACTGCATTTATTGAATTTAAAGCATCTAATTTTATGCGTTCTTTTCTTAAATCTTTATTTCCATCATAATTATCTATGTCATAAATTTTTGCGTCAAATTTAGCTATTTGATGAGCTTGCGCTGCTTGACTGTAGGCTCTTACAGTTGATCGACCAACATCAGTATTTGTATCAAAAACTTGTGATAATATATTTGAATGTATTTCAGAATTTCGTAAATCACTTACAACAAGATCTTTTGAATCTGATAATTTATTGACGCCAGAAAGTATTAAATTAGCATCTTCTGTTTTATTTCTTTGTATCAAATCTCCAACAGCTAACAAAGCTGGGCTTTCTCCTAATTGCATAAGTATTTCATCGTACAAATCAACAGATTGAAAATGATCAAATAAATTTTGGAAAGACGTTAAATCACCAAGTCGGTTGCTTCGCGCTTGTACATCAGTAAATTTATTAATTATGCTCCTAGGCAATACTTGCATGTTTTCTGAACGCTTAACATTATTTTGTGTCCAAACAGCAAAGTTTTTTAATGATTGTACTTTTGCTCTAGTTGCATCTGTAGGTGGCTGTGATAATTCATCAAATGAAATGTTAGGCATGACTTGGTTAGTTGCAAGTTGATAATCTTCACCAAACTTTTCTAAAGAAAAACCAACAACATTATTTTCGTTTTGTGATAATTCTTTATTGTAATTTTCAACAATTTTTTTTGCTGTTTCAAAATTAGCTACACCATTTGCTGTTTTTTGATCTTTTTCATATTTTTCATAAAAAGCTTGATGGTTAACTGGCATTATTTGATTAAATTCATTAAAAATCGCCTTGTCTGTAATTTTTCTATTTATTTTATTTAAGGAGCGATCAATATCATTCACAATGCTTTTGCTGCCTAATCCTGTTGCAATCTCTTTAAATGCTGATCCTTTATCTATTAACTCCTCTAAAACATTCTCATCTAATAATTGGTAATTACCTAAATTATCAACTGTGTCTTGATATTCGTTTGTTTTTACTTCTAATTCATTTATTTTTGCTTTTCGTATATCAGATGGCAAATTATTAGTTATTTTGTCGACAAACTGTGAATCAGAAGCTACTTTTCTAATAATATTTATAGCTGCATCTTTACCTTCGGTTTGCGCTATTAGACTTAATAATTGTGTCGTGTAGCTATTATCTGCTGTTTTTTGATTATTAACTACAGCATCAACAACATTCTCAATAACTTGCATAGAGCTTAAATTGTCAGCATTAAAAGCATAATCTACTAAAGCTCTTTCTGCCGTAAACATAAGAGTAGATCTCGATTGCTTACTCATTTTGCTATAATCAAAAAAAGATTGATTTTTTACTTTGTGAGAAGCCAACCTTGATGCGTTGACGTCAAGCAAAACAAGGTCATTTTTTACATCATTAATGTTGCCGTCTTTGTTTCCATGTGTTTTTGCAAAATTTTGATTTTGCATATTGCGATATTGAACAGCAGCTTGTTTTACTTTTGTATCAATAACACCTCTAAGCTTAAAACGATTACGCAATTCAGATTGATTAAAATACGCATTAAATTTGCTGTTGCTGTATTTGTCCTTGCCTAATGTCTTTTGCAAGTCTGTTTTGACTTTTTGCATACGTTGGTTCCAAAGAGGATTGTCACCATCTAAAACACGATTAAAGTCTTTGCTATCTTTTAAGTCTCTATAAGCTTCAAAAATCTTTTCATCAGCAGCAAGTGTTGCTTCATTAAGCAAGTTATCCCTTGCCATCTCATAACGCACTCTTGCAAATTCACCTATTTCTTGTAAGGCGGCATTTAAGGGCTTTGCTTTATCTAGCTGGCTTTGCACAGCTATATTCGCATTATACCTTGTTCTAATTGGTTGACCAGGTGCTTCACCTGTCGGTGATACTTGCGCTCTATATGTTGGTATTCTCATTAGCTAAAAAACCCATATTGATCAATCATTCTTGCTGTTTGGCCTAGGCCACTAATTAACGATGTCGTGCCTTGAGAACGCAAACTTGCCGCTTGCATTCCTCCTTCCATGCGCGATAGCTCAGCGGATAATCGCTTATCTTCCTGTGCGTCTGTTATTTGCATATTAGCTACTTCGTTATTAAAATCAGCTGTTGCTATTTCAAAATCATATTCCCTTGCATTTCGTGCTAAATTCTCAAAAGTAGTGTCGCTCGCGATGTCAATGCCAGCAAAGGCTGTATTTGCCCTAACTTGGCTTTGCACCTCATCTAAACTTATTTTTCGTCTAGTTTTAAAAATATTATTATTGGTATTAATGATATTTCTTTGCTTTTCTAACAAATCAATATCACGCTCAATAAGTTGTGCGTTTTTCTCGCCAACTTCTTTTGCTGCGTCTGCTGCATCATCATACGCTGCTTTTTGTGAAAAAGCACTGTAAAGTGCAGCCCCTGCTGTTACGGCTTGCCAAAACATATTATATATCGAATGTGTTAAGTCTTGGATAAACAGCCAAGACGGTTAATGGTAAAGCTTGTGTTTGACGAATAAAGACACGATCATCTTCAAAAAAACCGCCTGTAAACTCGACTTCTTTATCGCCAGTAAACAATGGAACAGCTGTATCTGTTGCCATTGAACTATCTCTAAAATTAAGAGTTTCTAATGAATCAGAACTTGCCCCAACATCTAATCCAACAGAACGAAATAATCGTATTGTAATGCCATGCAAACGTTTTGGTTTACCTTGTGAGGTGCCGTCTGCACTACCGCTTTCCAAACGCAATGTCTGCATAACGCTATTATAAGGAAATCCCATAACAGCTGTTGTTGCGTTAAAACTTAAAGTAACATTACCACTTGAGACGGTTCGATTAGCATGGGCCGCCCCATTTGCCATAATTTCTAAAACTTCTTCTTCAAGATGATACAACCCTGTCATGGCTGTCGTACTTGTTCCAGCAGTAGGCCAATCTGTCGGATAAGCAAGGCCGCTATCAACAAAAAAACCTTTTTCTGTCGAATTGCCAAAATCAATAGATTGCAATCGCTCGACATATCTTTTTGTCAAACCTTTTATTGTTCGCTTGACAATTAAATACAATTCATCTTCACCAGATTCACTTGGCAAAGTTGCAATGCTTTCTACAACTGATTGCGCCTGTGATGTAACGGCAAAAAAATTACTCTGTGAAGAAGTAATAGTTAAAGCTCCTCCAGAACTATCTCTTGCTGTTACAACAGCACCTGTTGCACTTGCTGCAAAATCACTATGATTATTAATAGCTGTTGCTAATAATGTTGCTGTCGCGTTGTTGCTTGTGTTTGGCCTAAAATGCAAAGCTGATGATGCAGCACCACTACCCACAGCATCTGTTGTAAACACAACGCTCGTTCCATCATCTTTTGTAAGCGTAACTGTGCTACCAGCAGTAATAGATGCATAATTAGCTACAGTTATTGTTGGTGATCCAAAATAACCGCCTATGACATGCTTATGCCAGGCAACAACCTGTTCTTCCCTGCGATAAGTCATTCCTAACAACGTACCATCTGATCTCAAGCACCACACAATTGAATCTGGTTCTTGCTGATATGCAAACTCTGTTATGCCGCCATCTGTAATATGTTCACTCAATATGGTCATATCAGGGGCTGAATAACCGCTTTCATCTACATCTCCAACGTAACGAAACTCACGCACCTTGCGTTGATTTCTCTGAAGAAAAAGCGTTACATCTGCAACCTGTACTGGCGCAACTTTAGCACTGCCGTAGTTGCTATATTTTCTTATAAGTGTTGATGTAGGCGTAATAGGGCCGTTTGAATCAGTGGTAAGCACATATTCACCACCAGATGTGCCAATTGTTAATACTCTCGTTGCCGACATCCAGCGTATTTCATTAACTGTATTGGAAGCTATTGTATAACTTAACGCATCGTCTGCATTCGTTCCCACTGTAAAATTTGTATAATCACCGTTCTTACTAAAAAACAATGTCTGCGGATTGTTATTTGTCGCTGCAAACACTAACCTTTGTTCAAAAAATGTTACCACAGAAGGGTAATTGTCAGAGCTTGCATTTAGACTACTAGGTGGGCTTGTTAAACTTGGAGTTGCAAAAGTCCAGTTATTATTCGCCGATCGTGTTAATGTTCTTATCGCATGACTAGGATGCACTAAGTACATCGTATCAGCAGATTGTGCAAAATTGACATCCGCTAATTCTGATGAGCTATAAGGCGTTGCTACCTCAAAGATCTTATCAACTGTTTGAGATTCACCAGCAGTAAATGTTGAGAAATTTGTTGTATCAATTGCTACACCATGTAAATCTGTCAATGTAAATGTCGTTGATGTAACATTTGCCACCAGATAATTACGACCATGCAATTCGTTCATAGTATTGCTGTCTAATGGTATTGTTGTACCGCTTGATACCATCGACAAAAATATTTCATCACCATTGCTAAATCCATGACTTGTGCTTGTTGTTAAAACGCCAGGATTAGCCTTTGTAATGGCTGTAAGTGTTTTAGCAGATCCTGTTAAGATTTGCTGACCACTTCGATACACACGCATAATCTGATCACCAAATTCAAGAATATACGTATCACTTGTTTTAAACTGAAAAGGGATCAATCGAGTTATGTCATCACTATCCTTAACTTCCCCTAGATATTCTGTGCCTGGCCTTCTCGTAACGCCACCTTGCGGTAAAACAACAAAATTCGTAAGCTCAGAAAGACCCTCACGATACTTTTGTAATCCTACCCTGCCTTCTAGCTTTGGCGATAATTCACCGCCTGTAAAAGACGATAAAGCTGGAGCCGACTTTGCCATTTAGAATCTCGCTTCGATAAAGTCAGAAGCCTCAATGCGTTGTGGTGCGCCTTCAGTTGCATCAACAAACCGCGCTTCTTTTAGTTTTTCCTGATACAATTGATACGTTTGCGTCATAAGCGATGTACTTCCTGTAATCGCATAACAAATCTCATGGGCTAATCTAGCCGATAATGTTTCTGTTAGATTGCTGTCGTATTGCGTTGTGTCTGTAACCTGACCAACATATTTGATTTTTACCGTTCCTTCATTCGTAAGCAGTTTTCTGCCTTCAATGACAAATACAGGCGAACCATCAATACTTGTCATGTTATCCATAGGATATGTTAATGTGCCATTGCTAAATTCTAATACACGCAAGCAAAAAGGATCGGTAGGTAAGATAAATTGATTTTCGTAGCCAAAAGTAGGGGAGGAACTATCTTTGGATAAAGTTGCTCTTGTTATAAGACTATTCCAAGGATGAGAGCGAAAAACAGCATCACGAACACTATCAAACCTTTGATTGATGACAATCGCAGCTTTTGTGTTTTCTGTTAAAGAACTGATTGTGCTTGCGCCAATGCTATTTAACGCAAAGTTTGCAATATCAACTTTTGATGCCATTTGTTCCCTCTAAAAAAAAGAAGGGGGGATTGCTCCCCCCTTTATATTAATCAACAACGTAATACATTGTTAACTCTATCAATCCAGAGCCGTTAGCTCCAGCAAGGCTCACTGTTATAGGAATGCCATCTTTATCAGCATTCACTACACTGTTTTTGCCAAGTGCAGCTGTTGCTGCGATTGATACAGTTGTTATAGACGTTGATGCCGCTGCTGCCTTATACTCATCAACATCAGCTGCTACTGTTGTGCCATCTACATCTTTATATTCTGCATGACCAACACTAAGCGTTGTTGAAGAGCCTAAAGCTGCATGAACAAGCTCACCATGTAAAATTCTTGCGCCATTGGGCAAGTTAAACATGTGTATATCGCTTTGCTCAGCAGAGGCAGTGTAAGAACCATATGCAATCCTCATTCGACCACCAAGCTCGTTTGGCTTGATCATCTCTTTTGGAACATTTTGATCCCACTTTGTTTTTTGATCTGAATAAACAGTACCCATAAATCAGCCCTCCTTATTCGTTACAAGCAATTTCAACTACTTTTTCTTCTTCCATTCTGGTCGAACCAAAAGAAGAACAGTAGTAGACTTGCGTTGCATATGATTTATCAGAGCGTTCATCGATCTTAGCTGTCGGCTCTTTGCCAATGGCAAGCTTCATACCATCTTGCGCCCAGGCATAACATAAACGGCTTGTACCATCGTCTGTTAGTCTGTTGCTGGTAATAAACTTAAAACCGACAAATGTATCAATATCACCCTGTACTAAAGCTTTGACCGTATTAAAGTCAGCACTTGTTACAGTAGTGCTATTAAGCAGATCTTCAATTTGCTCTGGCGATACAACAATGTATCTAGGGATAGATGGATCAACTGATTTCGCATCTAGCTTTTTCTTAGCCGTTACAAGCTTTGCAATGGTAAGACCTGTACTACCATGAGCAATTTTTTGTGCTGACGGTAAAGCTGTTGATGTTGAGCCAGTTGTACCTGTCTTAGCGGTACCACCCATAGCAGAAATAATTGTATCATCCATCGCTCTACCAATGGCAGCGGCGGCTGCCCTTGCATAGGTTGATGTTGGATCAATCAACATGCGTAGTTTATCCTGATCGTCAATAAGATCCGCATATTCATAATCCGTTAATGTTACCATTCTACGGCTATGTGGCGTTTCCATTAAGGGAGTATCCCCATGTCTGGTTGTTCGAGCTTGTGCAGCTGCTTGCCCCACTTGCTCAAAAAATGCCTTATCTCCATTTACAGATTCTGAATCTACAGTATCACGCAAAAGGGAACCCATTTGCTGTGATAGCATCTGTACGTTAGCAGAATACTGCTGGACAAAGGCGGTGGTTATTTGCGTACTCAAAGCACACCTCCTGTATCTAAAGTTTCACTATGTTTTGCGTCTGATTACCTCTTGCGAGATCATTCTTGCGTCTTGAGCCGCGCTATACTGTTGACTTACAACTTGCATCAGGATCGATAAACGGTTGCCCTAAATTACATATGTTCTCTCAGCGCAAGGGCTTCCTTAACATAAAAATCGTGTTGTGGGTGCGACTTATCCCAATAAGGCGTATCTTTTGCCATAAGCTCCATAATCTTACGATTGGCTTCTTGTGGCGTCATGATAAGCTCTTGCGGCTCTCCTTCCAGAGAATCCTCACCCATCGCATCTGCTAACTGTACAAACAATTTTACAATTGCTGGATGATCGCCAAGCAAACGACCATCTTCTAAAACAATATTGTCTAAAGGCTCTGTTGAACCCAACAACTGCACAGCAGCATTTTTTGCCATTTTCATTTTTTGGTCAAACGCTTTGCCGTATTCTCTTTCGAGCTCTGCTTTCGTTTCACCGATGAGCGTTGTGGCTTGCGCTTCTCTGGCTTCGATTTCCGCACTGGCTTTTTCGGCAAGCGACTTCGCCATACGTTGAGCTTGCTTTCCATTAAGACCAGTATCGTGAGCAATTTGCTTAAAAGAAGCCAAATCACCTTCTTCAAAACCATCAACGGCATTAAAATCATATTGATCAGGCGCATTAGGCCTTCCCAACCTTTCATAAACATTGTTCCATTCCTCATCTGTTGCTGATTGTCCTGGGATTGGTATCTTATCAACACCAATCATTCTTTGTGCTTGCACATAGGATTTTGCTAATCCAGCGGCATCTGTAAAGTTTCTTAAACTTGGTTCCATGCGTATATCTTCTGGCAGAGTTTCGATAAAACTTACTGGTGCAGCTTCTGCTGGGGCTGCGACCTCCTGAGATTCAGTTGCCTGAGTTGTCTCTGTTTCACTCATTGTTGACTTCCTTTTGCTGTTCTATTTTCTTTTGCGGTTCCATCATTCTAAGAATATTAAGCACAACAGACCTTTGCCCTTCGTAAAAGGCCGTATCATAAGGCTCACCCTTGGCATATGTTGATTGATAAAAGCCAAAACATCTTTTTAAATGCTCCAGCACAACCTTGCCGTCATTTGTTTCAAACAGAAAACGATAGTTGCGTTTTAGATCTTCTGTCCTTATTTCGTTAATATTCTTCATGCAGCTGGCGGTGTTTCTGCGTTAGACGCTTCAGCCAAGACTTTCATCATAGGGGCTGTTTTCTGCATTTGATCCGCAGCTTGCATATCTTGCTGTTGCTCTGCCATCATGCGTTGCTGTTCTGCTTTTGCCTCTCGAATTTCTGCCACTTGATCATCAGACCGTATAACTCTTGCTGGAATACCAGCTACATCAATTAAATACTTCACAAGGCCATTTTCATCCAGATAATCCATAACAGGCGCAACTTCTGCCAATTGCAACATAATTTCCAAACCACGCATCATGGATTGCAAATCGGTCATTTTCTGCGCTTTGGCTAATGGCGATACATATTCAATATCAATATCCTGTCCCTGCAAGCTTTCTGGAGGTACAGGCAATTCACCATTTCTTAACAATAATTTAAAGCTGCGCTGAATAAGCGGTTGCAGTAATTCGCTTTGCAATCGCCCCATAACAGGCCCTAAAAGACGCATTTTCTCTTCATTACGCTGCAACACTTCGGTTGCCGTCATACTTGGGCTTTGGTTTAATTGTAGTTGATCAACATAAAAAGCAGAACGAATAGAGTTTCTACGCTGTTCCTCCATACTCAGACCAATAGGGTTGGTCGCTCCAGCCTGTAAAGGCTCTAAACGATCTCTAGTTCCAGTACGATAGAAATTTAGCGCACCAGGGGTGGTACGCACAGGGAGAAGAAACCCATCGTCAGGAACCATTAAGGGAGGATCAAGTTGCTTTTGCGCGGATCGTATGCTCACTTCAGACATACGATTGACCATTTTGACATCGCTTAGACAACTCATTCCAGGGGAACGACCATAATTACTTGTGCTGTCCTTGTTAAAACGAGGAACACAAAAAGGAAACTCATCAAATCCACCTTCACCTAGCAGTGTTTTGGTTTCTTTATGATAGTAAATAGAGATAACAGGCTTGTTGATAGGCCCTGCCGTACCATCTTCTCTTGGATAAACAACATGCACAATCTCATGCTCGTTATAAGGGTTTTTATCTAGGTCTTTCTGCACTCTATCTGGCAAATTATCTTTTCCAAAACGCTGTGCAATCTGTCTTGCTGTCAGATCAAAAGACCGATACACCGTATCAATGCGATCTTCCGCATTTGCAGATATGGCTAATTCACCAATATGCCTTGCGGAAAAACGTAATCCATCTGCATCATATTCAATAAACAGACATGCCGTACCAAATACCACTAAGTCATAATACAATTCATGGATTTCCTGTTGAAAATTAGACCGCTGTAAAGCCTTGTTTAATAACTGGGTACAACCTTCTAGCCATTCATTCGCTTCATCATCCTGATCCAGCTGTAAATCTCTATACCGCATGGAAAACCAGGGGTTTGCTGGACTTGTCAACATGCCATGCAAACTACTGGCAAGTAATTCAACAGAGTGTATACCTGTGCTATCGTAAATTAGCTCTGTCCTTTTATCACCTTGCGTTCTTTTCTTGGTAATATCGGCTTTTCTTGGCAATAAATAATCAGCAAGCTCTTGCCAATGTTTTTCCCAATTTGATCTCTGACCTAAAAGCTTTTCATGCTTTCGATTCAGCTGATCGACCATTTTATTTGGTTTCGTCATTAAGACATTCCTAACAATGATTGCTTTTTCTTTTTGACACCAGCCATACTTCGGCCTTGTGACTTACCAGCCATACGCTGATTTAATCGCTCTAATGGATTAAAATTCATAGAAAACCGCATATTTTGCAATGGCTGGGATGATAAGGCCCCCATCATGCCAGCCATATTCCTTTTTTTACCATAAGCCATTACGCACCAGCCAATAACGACCTTTTAGGCCTAAGTCCTGTCATATCACTCGATAGCAATCCTTGCGCTGATGTTGCTATCGTGCCACCTTTTAAACCTCTTTTTTTATCTTTTTTTGCCTCTTCAACCGTTGCTGAACTTGTTGATTGTGTCGTATCAGCTAATTGTGTCATAGCAGATTGAGCTGTTTCTACTGGCGTTGCCGCTGCTGCTGTTGTCGTAGCCGCTGTTGCTGGTGCAGCAGCTGCCGCTGTTGTTGCTTGTGCAGCTTTAGCCGCATCACGATCATCACGCCTTTGTTCACCTTCAGATTTGGATATGTCCATAGGCTTTGTGTAAAACATACCTTCTTTTATTTCTTTGTTCATATCCGATTCAGCGCGTTTAAAACGTCTCTCGCTTTCTTTAATTCTACTAGCTTCTTCCGCTGCGCCCATATCCTGCGCCAATTCAACAGGATTGGTAAAATTACGCTTTAAATTGTTTACAAAATCTGTAAAGAATCCCATTATGCCCTCACTTCAAAAGGATTATAATTCATTTCTGCCTGTCTTTGCGGCGGTCTAATGGCATGGCTTACATCCCTGTGACCAACGGCAAAATACCGAAAAGCATCACTGGCATGAGATGACCAATCATGTACAGGCGTAGAGCGAAAAGTTTTCATTCTTTCATTGTATGCCCTGTGATAATGCCTAAGAGCTTCCAGCCCTACTTTGCATTGATCACGATCAAAATAACATTTAGCCAAAATCATCTTGGCGGCATGGATGCCATCCTCCAAGGGCAGTTTCGGCACCACTCTGAAATTAATTCCCAGATCATAGGCCGCTTCCCTTCTGGACTTACCAGAACCCAACTCTCGCACTTCGATGTCATGGGGGGCATTGTGTGTACCGTACAAGTACCCTCTTTCTTGCAATATTCTTGCATAAAAATTCAATCCCTCACCACGATTTTCATAATAATCAATCACATGAATGGCACGACCAACATTCTGCGTAAACCAGATGCTCGTGCTATCATTCACCCCTAGATCCCACCAGGTATCAACCTTTTGCCCCTCATCATAAGGAACATTGGTCATACGCCCAGCCTGGCTTGCTTTTTCTAATTCTTTAGCCCATATTGCACCAGGAACATTCGCAACCCAACTGCATTCATATTCCTGATTAAACTGATCCTCAGACATGCTTTTCTTGGCACTGTCCAATTCCTCATCATCCAGAATACCTGTTTCACTCGCTTTGTAAGTCGCGGTAATCCAATCTTCTGAATCCTTCGCCATCTCATGTAGCTCAAAAAAGCTATTCATGCCTTGTGGCGTACCCATAAATATCGCATATCCCTTGCGATCACTTAACGCTGGCCTGATGATCTCAGGAAATAAAGATGCTGGCATTTGTGCATACTCATCATGCACACAACCATCTAAATAGATCCCACGCAAGCTATCTGGCGATTCCGCACCCAAAAGCTGTATTCTAGCACCATTAGGCAAATCACACCGCAATTCTGTTTCGTGAAACCTCGTTGTCGGTATCGCAGAACTAAATTGCTTTAAATAATCCCATGCTACTGCTTTGGCTTGCCGATACGTTGGTGCAATATAGGCAAACCTTGGATTGGGCTTATCGCTTAATATCGCATCTCGCAGAAGGTGGTTGATCGCCATGACCGTCTTACCAAACCTTCGATGACAAACCACAACACCCCAGCGTTTATCTTTAAGCTTGGCATGCAACTCACGCTGCAATGGCCTAGGGTTATAAGGTATTTTAATTTGCATTACCATCCCAACTCAGCGTAATACTGCCACTGGTGGCCTTGCTATCATTCGGATTATTCCGCACACCGCCTAATGGCTGCAATTGCCTTCGCAGCTTATCCAGATTATCCAGCTTTACCCTTCTCCACTGAACTTCTGCCATTGCCATCTTTGGATCTGTCGGCATAGGGGCATCCATAATATCACGCATCTGATCGCCAATATGCTCGCCCTGTATCGCCCTGGCCTTGCTGTACATCTCCCAGGCATCTTCATTATTCTGCACATACGCCATAATCGTTTTTCGATGAGGTAGGTTCTCAGTATTCGCGCAAATACTTGTTAAACTCTCACCATCAGATAGACGATCACAAACCAATGCCATCATATCCATCGTCACAATTGATGTACCCTTGGCATGCCTTGGCATTAGGAACTCATCAATGACTTGCGCTTTGCCTTGTTCTTCTTTGAATTTGGAAAACCAGCCTTCATATTTGCATATGCCTTATCGGTAATGGTCGATTCACTTTTCGGCCTGGATGTACCAGCCCTTCTGCGCTTGTTAATATTCTCATACAAACTCATGCGGCACCTATCATTGATTTCTTTTTCTTCTTTTCCTGGTTTTTCTTAGCAGCCGTAATCACATCACCCCTCGTAATCTTATTGGGATCGCCATACATAGCCGCTAATTTCTTTTTCTTTGGCGTCATCATTAGTATCTCTTGCCGCCTTTACCTTTTTTCTTTCCTGGCATGTCCTATCCTTTCGCTTCATTTCGTTTCGATATATTCTTTGCCTTCTTCCTGGCATCCTCCTTGCTGCTGGCTCCCCATTTTCTCAGAGAGAGCAACAACCTTGTGGGCTTGCCATCCTTATATTCTGGCCCTTGCATATTACCCATCCTGGCTAAAAAAGAAGCTCGTCTTGGATTGTCACCAGAACGTACAGGCGGTTTCAAATTACCCTTGTAACTATCCCTGCCTTTCTGATTCAATCCACCAGTCGGTGACTTGCCCTCTTTCCTTGTCCAAGCTGGTGAACTCACTTGCCAACCTTCCTCATTGCCATCTTATGCGCTTCACTGAAAGATAAGGGATTCTTCTTCGTCATAGCTTTTCTCATTTCATCCATATGCTTCTTGCTATGATGATCACCATGCTTCGATAGCAAAGATTCCTGTCTCTTGGTTAGCTGCATTGCAAACTCCAAAAAAAAGGCAGCTCATTACAAGCTGCCTAGTTGGACAAATAATATGAATAGCATTCTGCATATCCTCATTGTCAATCATTGGAGAAGAAAATGCTATTATACACAACATATAGCTTATTTGAGTACATAGCGCAAGATCTTTTATGCGTATAACGTCAATTATTTTATTTTGCAGCGGTGTGTTGCTTTTATGTAAGTGGGACTGTGTGTGTGGGTGATGCTAGTTTTGATAGCATATATGACATATGTAACGCGCTGCATGTAGCGAGGGTGGGGTTATTGACTGCTTGTAAAATAAAAGCAACAAAAGCCTAGCAAATAATGCATTGCTGTAATGTTCGTAGCTAATAAGCCTGTGATCATTGCAATAAAATCAATAGCTTATAAGTCTACAAGCTAATAATAGCTATAATAAGCATACACGCATGCATGATATGGCAAGCAATAACAGCAGTTATATGCACCAAATGATTAAAGCTAATAAACAACAAATGCTAAAAATAGATAAATGCTTTAAATATTATTTGCTCTTATTAATAGCATATAATTAATAGCTAATAATATAATTGCATAATATGCTTATAATAGATAGCTTATAATTAACACTTGACGTTAAACGTCAATTATGCATAATGAGGTTATTGTCAATTTAACAGCGGAGAATAATACAATGACAGTAAAAGAAAAATTAACATGCAAAGATAAAGTAAAAGACAGCTTCCAAAACTTGCTAGATGATTGGTTAGTTGCCTCAGTTTATTGTGGACAAACAATAGAGCAATTGGAAGATCAAGGCTATGATATAGAAGTTGTTGAAGATTATATTCAATATGACAGTTTATATGATTATGTAAATCAAACTGCTTTATCTTGGGATTTTGTAAAAGCTAATACATTTAATGATCAAAAAACTGGTTATTTTCGTTTGCAATTATCCTGGGGAGGCCCATCAACAGAGTTTAGGATTTACACTGATAAAGACCTAAATATTGATCATATCGAATATTGGTATCTTGATTGGTATGATGGAGCTTCAATCATTGTAACCGATAACATCGTTATAGACTTAATTGAGCAATTCTTAGAAATAGAAAGATGAATAAGCTTGAAATCATTATGGAGATTGCCAGCGCAATAATGCTCGTAATCTCCATCTATCTAATCATTTTATTTTTAGGAATTTTGACATGAACACATTTGATGGCGTTAAATTATCAAAAGATGAATACAATAAAATTAACAAGTTTAGTGAAAATTGTTTTCAATATGACCATGATGAAGAAGATACTTGGCATGAAATAGATATAAACAACAGAACATTTGATATTAATATTTATACAGATGATTTAGAAAACGTAACAACTTGTTACGCTTATGAAGTTTTTAAAACATGCAACGGTTACAATGAAACAGACACAAGCAAATCAGCTTTTATATGGGAGCTACACCAATGAATAAATATCTTATCCAATTAAATGTAGGTCAAACAATCTACAACATATCAGCCACAAGCGAAAACAAAGCTTATAGAGCCATTTTAAGCCACGAGAAGTTCTATAATCCAGAATGGGGTTACAAAGTACTCAGAATTGATTATGGCCCCTCTATGACTCTTAAAAAGGAGCTTAGTTAGCCCCATTATTGGCAGTGAATTATTCATTGCCAATTGTAGGTTTAACAGCGGAGAAAGGAACCTAAGATGAGTAAATACCCAACTGCAAAAAGCCTTAAAGATAATGGTGAATTGTCTGACTATGGTGAAGAAATTTATCCTATTTTAGATAAGATTATTGCTCAATCTAAAAAGTGGTTTAAGGAAACAAAGAAAGACAGAGACAATCAAGTAGACGAAAACTATATCTGTGGATTTGAAATTGATGACCACATTTTTGATATAGATATTTGGGACGGCAGATTAATCTCTGATGATAACAAGTGGCATTGTGAAGTTATAGAATGCTACGACAGAGATGGTTACCATTGTCGAGGTGATCGTGGTCAATCCCTTTGGTCTTTTGAAATAAAGAAGAAGAAAAAGAAAAAGAGGGGTAATTAAATGAAACACAAAATAGGCATAGTATGGGGAGAAAATCCTCATAATTCTGATTATGAATTAAAACAATATTCCTTTAATACAAAAGCTGAATTAGATGCTTTTATACTTGGAATAAATGCAATGGATGGATGGCATGGATATTATGTTATTGGCAAAAATGGAGATTTTGCAACATTAGCTGACCTTAAAGAATATTATAGCTATGTTACTGATGAAGAATTAGAAGGATAATAATAATGCAAACTTCTATTCTTGAAGATATGCTCCTTAGTTACTTGCGAGACATGGCGGAGCGAGGAGACCATAAAGCAAAACTTTTATTAGAAATGATGGAGAATGAGTTAAAAATGATGGAGAATCAATGATGAAAGCACAAAATTTGATAGACCCATGTGTTGAATGCGGACTATCTACTGCATTTGGTTCTGGTAATTTTGTTGATAGAATACCAACTGATGATGGTTATAAATGTGCAATATGTGCTGGCATGGAATGCGATAGGTGCGATAAAAGAATGTACATTGATTGCGATATTACACCAGAATATTGTGGCATTGAAGATGATGACCATTTTAGTGATGGCTTTAGGTTTATATGTGAAGATTGCTTAACAGACAATGAAGCTATTGGTTACAATAATTATATGAAAATGGATAATAATTAATCAAGAATAAAGCACTTTCGGGTGCTTTTTTTTTGACTTGTAGTGAACTCTTATTAAGCTATCAATATAAAGCTTTTTCATGGTTCTTCGATCACAATGAAACAACTTGCCAATCTTTGACCATTGAATGCCCCTATGACGAAATGCTCCAGAGTGAGCGCAAGCCCAAATAATCTTTCTTTCCTTTTCAGTACCATGCGAAATCAAACAATCAAGAATGTACTCATAACGATCAATTTGCAGAGTTGTAGCCCTAGCCAAACGCGGAGTGAATGCTTCGTAGCCATAACTTACCCATGCTTGCTGATATTCAGGCCAGCTGGCAAGTTTCTGCTTTCTGATTGCAGGAGGCAATCTTCGCTCTGTTTCAGCCGCTTCCTGTACCCAATCATCAAACTGCTCAATATCGCTTGGCTCTTCCAAGTGTTTTCTCCATTTGTTGAATAAATTGTTTGCAACCATCAATGGTCGTGAATTGATCAAAGTATGCCAGAATCTTATTGCGATCCTTTGACTTTAAATGCTGCGTTATGCTCTCTAATTTCTGAATATATACTTTTTTAAACGCAGTGAATTGCTCATCACTCATGGCAAATCACCTTATATGCTATAATATTATATGCTAATAATGCTATTAATAGCATGCTAATAAAGAAGCCAAAAAAACCTTTTGGGAAGGTTTTTTGGCTCTTATGGACTCTTAAATTATCAGCTAATAATTTATAGCTAATAATATTATATGCTATTAAGGGGATTGCTTTAATAGGTAAATTATTGTTGCGTATCATGTCAAGCCCCTTTTTTATTATAGCTAAACATTTCTCTAATCTGTTGCATTAAAAGCAATGCACATTTATCGCAATATGGCCTATCCTCAATAACCTTTTGTGCTTCTTTTTTATGGCATTTACTGCATAGATTCATCAGATTGATCCTTGGGATAATAAACATGGGTAACACAACCGCATTTCACACAAATATAAACTCTTACAAACATCCATTTCTCTTGGTCAAAATCCATATCAAGAGCATCTCTATCGCCTTGCCAATTCACACAACTATCACAGTTTTCACATCTCATTGATTATCTCTGGTCTTGGCAATGGTGGCTTGCTGTAATGGTTGTGCCTAGCCCAATGCTCAAAATAAAAGGCATAGCTCTCATCGTGATCCGAACAAGGAATGTACAAATCATGGTGTGCAATGGTGATTAAACGCTCTACAATCGTCATGCATTGGCTCATTGAATTAAACTCAAGCAATACAAAAGCTAGAATAGGCTGGCTAAATTCCATCTATATTTCCTGTATTCCCAAGGTTCTAATGGGATAAGATTTTGGAGTTTTTTTTTGCGCTCTTTTTCTTTAGCTTTGTCTTTGATCATCTGCTGTAAAATTATATCTTCAGCCTTGATCATCGATGCTGCAAACTTATTAGGTGATAAAGGAATGACCCTTGATAAAGATGCATGGCAATCACTCAAGCTTTTACAAACAAAAAAGTATCCAAAGTTCTCCAGCTTTTCCTTGACTTCCTTTTGATAGATGCTCAGTGAATTGTTAGGTTGTTTTAACTCAATAAAGATTGGTTTGTGGCCCATTACAAAGATCTCAAGATCAGGCCAGCCTGTGCAAAATCCCATTGTTTTTAACTTTTGATACCACTGAACTTTGTTCTTTCCCTCTCCTGGTGAATGATGAAACAAGTAAGGTTCTGGCAAAACTAAACGCAACCACTTAACGACATTCTTTTGTAAATCTGTTTCTGAAGAATAAATCTTAATCATGTCGATAGAAATCATTTGGCTGAACAGCACCATCTGTCGCTTGAATAATGGTCAGCATATGCCGATAACTTGGGATATGACGTTTTGAGCCAGTTTTATGATTAGGTGACAAACACCATCTACGAACCATCGTAGCTTCTGTAAGCCCTAGTTTTCTTGCCAACTGAGAATAATTAAGCTTAGCGTTGTTTCTGTATTCTTCTAAAGTCATTATTTGTTTCCATAATTATTTGACGTAATAAGACAAGCATATTGTTTTGATTACTTTACAAAAATATGCGCTAAACGTCAAGTTTTTAGATCAAAATAAAAAACACTTGCAAAAGACAAAAAGCTGAATTATGATCTTCGTAGGACAAATTAGTTTTACAGGGATTTTTATGAGTTTAAAAGACATACCGTTAGCTCCATCATGGTCAACAAGATTTCATTATTATCACCATAGTAATGCTAGCAAAGATTTATCAAAAGTTTTTATTGAAAAAGTTTTTATTAGACCAAAGGTTGATGCGGCATGGGGTGTAATACAATCAAAAGAAACTACCCATGATCAAAAGCAAGATGCTTTTGCATTATTGGATATATTAGATCAAAAGCGCAATGGTAGCCAATCAGCAGTTATGATTAGTGGTATTTTAGTTCAATCAGCTGTGAATCGTATACTGCTAGAAAATTGGCCTTCAGAGAAGGCCATAGAAGAGGGTATTGAGGCTTTAGAATCCTATCGTAGCCGAACATGGGATCAAGGCTCAGACGAGGCTAAAAAAGCCGTCTGTAAGGAAGAGTTTTCAGACTTAGTTAAAAATGCTGTTAAAGGCGTTCAAGAGACACTTTCACAGGAAAATCGCATATTTGGTGAACGAGAATTGTTTGGCAAGATTCCTGGCTTAGAAATTCCATACCTAACCTATCCAGATTTTAATAATTTTCTTGATTTAAAAACAAAATGGTCAAAACCAGCTGAAACAAAATCAGGGGTAAGAGCTGCATCACTTCCTAAAACTTTAAATGGAATATTTGACCAGAGAAACGTTTATCAGATTTGTGGATTTTACATGTTATCAGGAAGGTTGCCTTCGTTACTCTATGTAAACAAATCTGACTATCGCATACTAAACGCTGATAACTGTCACCAACTTACAAAAGAATATCTTGATGATTTATCACAAGTCATTATTGAAAAGCTACAAAGCATAGAATTTAAACTTCGTGTGGCAAAAGATCGTTATGATCTTATACGCATGGAAACACCAGATTTTCAATCAATCGATTGGAAAGAACCTCCAGTGTATGTTGATTATATTAAAAAAATAAAAGAAAAGGCATTGGAGCAAAACATTAAATTGCAAAAAATAATGGGAGAAATAAATGCAACTTAATTTAGAAATAAGCAAATCACTTCGTAATAACGCAAGTGACACTGAGCAATTAGCTTACAAAAAAATTATGACTTATCTTAACAAAGAGCGTGGGTTACATCAAAAGATTTTAATTGCAGTATCTGACGCAACAAGCAATTATGATTTACAAGGTTTAACAGGACATGAGGTTTGTGAGGCTTTAAGTCATGATGTGTTTACAATTAAGCCTAGAATTACCGAACTTTTTAATGCTGGTGCTTTGCAAAAAACAAAGCTTCGTAGGAAAAATAGTCGTGGAAACTCTGAAACTGTGTGGGGAATTACGCCTATGGGCCTTGCAAGTTTGGAGAATAAGGATGGCTAAAAGGCAAGTTCCAGAAAAGCTTTTATCTCTTTTAAAAGAAATAGGCTTATCAGAAAAAGAAAGTCTGTGGGATTGTCATGGTACGCCTGTGGTATTGCACAAAGCTTTAGAAAAAATAGCTTTATACAAAAGAATAACATTTAGCGAACCAACGATTATTCATTCTGATCCAAAAGAAAAAATTTGTATATTGAATGTGTCAGGCTCTATTGGTGATCGCAGTGAATGGTCAATTGGTGAAGCCACACCTTACAATAATAAGAACAGTTACCCATACGCTATGGCAGAAAAAAGAGCTAAAGATAGGGTTATATTAAAGCTTATTGATATTGCAGGGGATGTTTATTCTGAAGAAGAAGCGGACGATTTTAAAGAAAGTCAACCTGACAAATCACCAAATCGTAATATGAAAGACATTACGCCAAGACCTGATGATGGCATTGCCGAATATAATAAGGTTATTGAATCAACGGCACCTAAAAAACAGGTTGAAGATTTAGAGCCTATACCTAATGTTGCCGATGAAAATAATACGATGGAAATTTTTGGTCAAATGTCGCAAGAGCTTCATCGTGTCGAAAGCAATCCACAGCTATCAAAATTTGCAAGTCGTTGGATGCCAATTTTAAAAACTTTAAATGAGAAAGAAAGCGAGAGCGTTTCTCGCATCATGTCTACAATGGAAAACAAACAAAAAAACTTTAATGAAAGGAATATGTAATGAGTAAAAGACCACATCTAGGAAATGGAAACATTAATCACGATAACAAAAAACTTGTAGCAAGTGCCTGGTTAAACTCTGCTAAGAAACAAAATGCAGAAATAGCTATGCCTATTGTAACCAAAATTCATAAACTTATGCAAGAAAATGGAATTGTTGTAAGTGTAAGGTTAAGCGATACTAATCATTCTGATAACTACACTGATCATCAATTGATTGCCAGCTTTAACCTTTTTGCAAATAAATTGCCTGGACAAGAAGAAATAAAACCAGTTAAAGAGGAGAAATTTGATGCAAGCAGATTTAATCAATAAAAATTTATTAGACGCCAAAGAAGTTTGTGAAAAATTATGGGGTAGTTGTGAAGAAAAATATTATAAAAGAACAATCCGAATTATCAAGTCAGGACAAATTCCATCAGTGGGCGATGGGCGAAAACGTTATGTCAAGGCCGCTGATCTTGAAAAGTTCTTGCGAACTGACCATAGGGATTACACCAGGTAGAATTACTATACTTACTTTTGGCAAGGCAATTATTCGTGAATGTAATTCAAAAGAACTTCTTTATATTTCACAAAAAGCTTTAGAAGCTGCAAGAGAAATGATTGAAAGTAAACATTATGAGTAAAAAAGCTTGTGTATCTTGTGGATTTTTTTTTACTTATATTAACAGTAATAAAAAATTTTGTTCACCTGAATGTCGATGGTCATACAATGACTTAAAAAAGAAAAAAAATAATAAACCTTGCGGTATTACACTGCCTTATATTCCAGAGAGGTTTATTATTAAAGAAAATAGTCTGGAAAAACATAAATATTTTGGAGAAGAAAATGATTAAAAAAAATACAAATACAAATGTAACTATTGATGCGCTCAAGCAAGGTAGAATTACTTTAAGAATGATAGGGCATACCCCTATTATTTTTAATCGTATGGCTGAAAAAGCTAAGAGAGATTTGCTTATTGGTGCTGGTCGTAAGACAGCTGCACAGAAGAAAGACATAAAGCATAATCCAGAACTAGAGTTTAGATCATCTATTCATAAGATGGCAGATGGAGATACCCTATTAGGTTTTCCTGCTTCTGGTGTAAAGGGGGCTATGGCAACGGCTGCCCTTGAAACAAGTGGTGTAAACAAAACATCTGTTAATCGTTTGATTTTTTTACCTCAACAAAAAATATCTATTTGGGGAACCCCAAAGCTTTATATGGATGTTGTCAGGTCTAGTGATATGAATAAAACACCTGACATTCGTACAAGAGCTATTGTCAATGAATGGTGTGCAGAAGTTGACATTGCATTTGTTACCCCAACACTTTCACAGCATTCTATTGTAGCTCTGTTGCAAAATGCAGGGATGATTTGCGGTATTGGTGATAACAGGCAAGAAAAAGGTAAAGGAAACTTTGGATCTTGGTTTGTTGATTTTGAAGGTAATGACCAATTTAAAGATGTTTGGCAAACTAGAACTAAGATTGGTAGAAAAGCTCAAGAAAAAGCGATGAAAGACATCATTATAAATGATGCAGAAACCCAAGAACTTTATGACTTTTATAAAGAAGAAGTTATAAGGAGGGCTGCATAATGTCACTTCGTTTTACAAAGCAAGATAGGCAAGATATTATTGATGACTATCTAAATAAAACAGGGAGGAACATCTATGTTCCTTCCGAATTTGTAGATTGGTTAAGAAATCAAACAGATCATAAAGTTTACAATCTTTTTTTTGGTGCGTCTGATGAAGAAATGGCAGACAAACATAGAGAAAATATGGCTAGACAGTTTGTTACAGGTCTTAGAATTAAAATTAATATATCTGAAATACCTGAACCATCTAAAATAGAAAACTTAAAAGTTGAAGTCGTTGATGTACCATCACTTATTTCTCCTATTAATAATAGAGCCAATGGTGGTGGTTACGTATCGGTTGATGTTAAAGAAACAGATACAATGACAGAATTAGCTTTACAAGCTTTGCGTGATTTAAAATCTTGGCAAAAAAGATATTTAGGAACTTGTTCTTTATTAAATGTCGATGTTAGTGAAATAGATAGCATCCTTCAAGAACTAAAAGCTAAAACAGTTAAGGAAGAAGCAGCGTAAGTCGGTTATGTTACGTTATGTTGCGTTTCGTTAGGTTCGGTTCAGTTACGTTCTGTTAAGTCGGTCACGTTGAGTACCGTTGTGTTCCGTTAGGTTTGGTTGAGTTGAGTTGTGTTAAGGCGGTTATGTTACGTTAAGTTGCGTTCAGTTTCGATGTGTTTTGTTGAGGCGGTTATGTTATGTAAAGTTGGGTTCAGTTGCGTAGTGTTTAGTTCCGTTAAGTCGGTAATGGTATGTTCTGTTCGGTTAGGTTCCGTTTCGTTGTGTTGAGTTTCGTTTTGCATAAAAAAAAAGAGCCACATAAGTGGCTCTAGTTGGGATGTAGAAAATAATTAAATCATCTTTAATGCAGCTTCCAATGTTTCGTTGTTTCTTCTTGTCCAGCCTTTTCCAAAAGTATTAAAAGTAGATAAACTACGATAAAACGCCTGTCTAATATCTTTGTAATTTTCAATCGTTGTTTCTAATCCATGATGGCGTATATACTCTTCAAGTGTTTTTAATGTGTTAGGCCCAATACCACCATCTGCTACAGTGCCAATCATCTTTTGTAATTTTTTAACTGCTCTGCCTACACCGCTGTTAACTGACCAATCAAATACAGCTAAATCTAATCCAGATGGAAGTTGATCACACTTAGCACGACCCCAATAATTTTTTTCGTAGATGGGCGCAACATCTTCTACTGTTAAATCTTTCATATTTTTTTGACCGCCCCACTCTTCATAAACTCTTTTAGTTACGCCAAGATTTGTTTCGCCACCTGGATCTTTTGGGTGATTTACATATCCTCCTTCGTGATGCAAAATCATTTCTAAACATTTATCAAAGTTTTCTTTCATTATTTTTTACCTCCAAAAAATTTAGTTACTGATCGAATACCAAATGATGCAGCTATCACAACTCCAAAAGAATATGTATACCATGCTGGTGCTTGTTCTAATGCTTGGAAACCAGCAAATGCCATCTCTCTTGTCGTGTCATTTATAAAGCAAAGAAGAAAAGGTATTGATAGCAATATGGTAATCCATTCATCTTTCCAGCTTGATTGTGTAGCTTTGATAGCTTCTATATCCCAATCTATTTCACCTGTTAGTTGCTTCTTTTGTATCTCTGCTTTTATCTTTTGTGTTTGTACTTTGCCATCCATCCAAGATGTAGCAAGAGAGCCAATCATTTTTATAGCTGTAAGTATCATTTCTTTTCACCATTCATCCAAATACCAAAGCAACCAGTTAAAGCACCCATACAAACAGATACTAATCCACTTTGTTGTATGGTTGGATCTTCTAATGCCATATACCAATGAACGCTCTGGTAAGTAAGAATAGTAACCACAAGCATCATAAGCCTAGGAAAAATCTTGTAATTATCTATAAACGTCTGTGCCATAATTTACTCCAAATGCAACCACCAAGGTTTCCACCAATGGGCAACCTCATAGTAGGCTAAAAATACTAAAAGAATGATGATAAGAATGTGCATTATGTTTGGCTCTGTTGTTTCTTTAGCCAGATAGCAAAAAAGATTAAGCCTATGATTGAGCAAAAAAGAATAACTACAAATAAACCTTCAATAATTTTTTGTTGTAGCTCTTGTCTTTTGTAAATTAATTCTTGTCTTTGCTTTCTTATGGTACCTTCCATCTTAAGCAAATCATCCCAGGCTTTAACACCAAATTTAAACTTTACATATTGTTGCAATTCATATCGTTGCTTTTCTAAGTTCTTTTGTGCAACCAAACTTTTCATGGCAGCTTCTTCAACGCTATCACCACTCAACATCTTTTTGTAAAAAGGTGGGTTTTTACAAGACTTTACTGCATTATCTATATCACTTGATGCTTTCATCCATCTTGAAAGATCAGACCCCATCTGCTCAATATCGCGCCCCATTGCAAAAGCTTTTTTCAAATTATTAAAGGCTGCTGTACTAACGCTTACAGCAGCTGCAATGGTAGCTGGATCTAGCATTTTAAGATCTAATAACTAGGGAGATTAATAATAGGATTGTTGAGCCAGCTGAACCGATTAGGATCATTTCTAAGCGTTTGATAGCTTTCGTTAAAGTTTCAAGTCTTTCATCATTGACGGCTCGATACATCTCGAAATCGGAGCGCAATCGTCTTATGTCATCTATTTCTGTCACCAGGGTTTACCACTTCCTTGTGTGGGAGTTTTGCTTAAGGCAATTTGATTAGCTACGCTATCCTCATAAACTTTAACTTGTTCATCACCGATCACTGCAAGTAACCATTTTTTCGCTTGCTCCTCTGTAACTTTTGCGTATTCAATAAACGTACCTGATGGTTCTGGTATACCTATTGAGCCATAAACTCTACCACTATGCGTTACAGTTTCGCCATCCGTTGTAACATCCTCACTGTTTGTGCATTCCCAATGAAGAGTGGTAATCTGATTAGTACCTTTTGACCCTTTAACGTCATACTCTGTGTTTACGATTGTCCATTTTGCCGCCATGCTATCCTCCTTCTAATTTAGCTAATCTTGCTTCTATTGCTGTAAATCTGCTTTCATTATAACTTGCAATAAAACTTAATAATTCTGGATACCTAACACCCATCCTTGTTTGTTCTTTACCATCATCATTTGTCCAAGTGTCACTGCAAAACAAAGCATACTTAGTAGCATCTAAACCCTCTGCTTCAAAAGCTGCCTTAACTTCTTGAGCAACAATACCAGAGTGTGTTCTAGCTTTGTCTGCCTTTTCTGTGACTTTGCTTTTCCATCTAAAGGTCTTAAATAATGTTGATAAACGCTTACCCACAGCTAATTCTGCTGTAGTCATAGATGCTATATCTTGTTTTTCATTCTCGTCTGATGTTTGGATTGTTCCGTTAGTAGCGTATATGTCATCAAAACGAATAGAAGAATATCCAAGGTCAATGGTGTCGTCAGCTGAAGCATTTGACACAACATTCCAAGGTTGAATAGAATTGTTTGCACGATCAAATCTAAGACCTGCCGCAGTTCCACCTGCAGTTGCATTGTTACTGCCTATTACTGGCTGTGCAGATGAGCCACCCACCCCAATAATCCCCACAGTAGCACCATCTTTGCGAAACTGAACAATCGTTCCATCATTTGATAATCTATTAAAAATAGCTGTTTCTTGCTGATATGTGGCAACTGTTAAAAATTGACTTGGAAAATATGATAAACCTTCTCCAGAACCAGAATTGTTGTAAAGACTTGTATCGGTCGTACCCACCAATAAATTACCAGAGCTATCTATCCTCATGCGTTCTGTGTTATTGGTAGCAAATTGCATGTGTCCATTTTCATAGTTCCAAACAAAAGTATTCACAATACCATTATTTCCAACTGTAAAACCATTAGCCGATCCTGTACCAGTTGTTGAACCCTGAAAAGTTGTAGCAGCATCTGACCCATATAGTGTTAGCTTTGCACCACTACTGAGATTTGTTCCAATTTGAACGTCACCATTGCTATCTATCCTCATGCGTTCTGCATAATTACCAGCTTCAGGTTTTGTATAAAAAACTAAATGTCCTCCACTATCATCACCAGCATTACTATCACTTGTTTGTAATCTTGCACTAATTGCAGCAATCAATTTACCGTCTGCATCTAATCCATCATCATCTCCATTGTTTTGATTAGCAAATCTTACCCCACCTACTTCGTTATCATCTGTAGTTGTGTTTCTTGATAAAATTAAAGTTCCAGAGCCATTATTTGTACCAGCCGAAAGTTCTAAAAACGTATTTGAACTACCTAATGTACCTGTAGTTAATGATGTAGTACCCACCAATACATTACCAGAACTATCTATCCTAGCAGTGTCTGTGCTACCATTACGAAACCTTACAACGCTAGCTAATGATGAATGCGAACCACCATATACTATCATGTTTGCACCAACATTACTGTCTGTGCCACCAGCAAGTGCAAGGCTAGATGTATTCACATCTTGGGTAACTTGAGTTGCTCCAGTAATTTTTCCAGTAAGGTAGAGGTCTTTAAAACGCTTGTTAGATTTTCCTAAATCTCTATCTTCATCTGAACCATAAAATGCACTGCCTTCAAATGTATAATGCGCCCCACCACTTGAAGATACTGATATTTCACCTGAATCACCTCTAATACTCCCTACAGTAGTACCATCTTTACGAAAAACTGCAATATCACCATCATCTCCTAAACGATTTACCCAAAGCCCTGCATTTTGTGGTTCAGCAATAAGAACACGACCTGAACTTCTTACGTTAAAACCACTGTTAGATGTACCAGAATTATCTGCTACATTGTTATCAGTTGTACCCACTAATAGATGTCCAGAGCTATCAATCCTCATGCGTTCTGAGCCAGCAGATCCTACAGCTAAAAAGTCAGTATTATGATCGTATTGTATGTAACCACGATATGCAGCATTGCCAGAAGTTCCGTCAGCAAATGCGAGCAAACCACCATTGGTTGTACCTGTAGCTATTGTTATTCCGTTGTCACCACTTGTCCCACCAACAACTAAATTATCTGATCCACTATTATAAGAACTTGGCGAAGTTATGCCAATTCCTAAATTACCAGAGCTATCTAACCTCATTTTTTCACTGTTATTAGTTACAAACATTAAAGGATGATTTGTTGCTCCTTGTATAG